GTAGTGAAGACCTCGTTATTTTTCTAGCCAACAATTTTTTTAAAGTGATTAACTGCTGATGGATCAATCAGGTGTCATTCTGAGTGAACAGGTTAACAACGAGTTAACAAAGGCTGAATACGCTAAATATAAGGGTGTAAGCCGTCCTATGGTATCGAAGTGGTTCAAAGATGGCCGCTTAGTTATGACTCCTGATGATCGTTTTGTGCTTGTAAGTGAATCAGATGCGAGAATTAAGTTAACAGCAAGCCTGAATAACTCTTTTTATGACCAGAAAGCTGGCGAAGAAAGAGAAAAGATTAATAAAATCATAGCTGAAAAAGGGATTAACGAGTTAACGGCTGAGGTTAACAAGTACCAGCTTGATTTGGATTCTGACGATGCGGACATTTTATTTAAAAATAGCCGTGCATTGAAGGAAAAGTCAGCAGCACTTCAAGCGGCGGCTGAATACGATAAGTTTCTTGGTGATCTGGTCGAGAAGTCGCAGGTTGAAAAACTTATCTTTGAACGTGCGCGGCAGTTTAGGGATGGGCTTTCTACATTATCTCGCAGACTATCGCCTGAATTGGCCGGTTTGAACGATATCTCAAAAGTAGAAGCGCTTCTCACCAAAGAACACAGGCTAATACTCGAAGCGTTTTCTAAATTGCCGGTTGTTGAATGACAGGATATCCAGAGCTATACGAAATATTGGCGCAAGGGCTTCAGCCAGATTTAGACCTATATGTTGATGAATGGTCTGATGAATTTATGGTTATACCGAAGTCAACTGGTAGCAATGAGTACGGGAAATACAGAACATCAAGAACTCCCCACGCAAGAGAAGTAATGAGGTGTTTATCAGATAGCCATCCTTGCAAAGTGGTTGTATGCATGGTGTCAAGTCAGCAATTTAAAACTCAGGTTTGCTTAAACTGGTTCGGCTCAACAGTACACCAATCCCCAAGCAATTTTCTATGGCTAATGCCTACTGGGCAGCTCCAAAAGCGTATTGCAGGTCGTATCGACAAAACAATCGCAGCGGTTCCGGTGTTGCGTGATCTTGTTGCAAAGCCTAATTCCCGCGATGCTAAAAACAATCTGGATATCAAAGAATACATTGGTGGGAGTTTGTTCATTGCAACTGCTGGCAGCGCAGCGAACCTATCAGAACTTCCGGCGCGGCGTGTTGCAATCGATGAGGTTGACCGTTGCCAGGAGAACGTAGACGGCGAAGGCGATCCGATCAAGCTGGCAGAATCACGGCAAACCACATTTAAGCATAACAAAAAATCATATTATTACTCAAGCCCTACAATAGACGGAGAATCACGCATTGCTGAGTTGTTTGAATCCGGCACTCAAAGGCTAGCGCTTGCCGAATGCATCCACTGCTGGCACGCTCAGGAATTGATTTTTGAGAATCTGATAATGACTGATGACGGTCTGGCTATGTATCCATGCTCTGAATGTGGTGGAATGCACCGTGAATCTGATAAAACAAGGATGTTTGTTAATGGATTGTGGTCTAAGCCGGTAAACGGCGGAGATGGTGAAATAGAGTCATTCACTGCAAATTCAATGTATCTGCCTTACGGCTGGCTGTCATGGGCTGACTTGCTTAAAGAGCATGAATCAGCACAAAAGCAGCTTGATGCTGGGAATGACGCAATGATGATCGTGTTTTATAACACGCGGCTTGCAAGGACATGGAAGCGCACAATACAGGTCATTGACTATAATGCGTTGGTGGAGCGTGCAGAACATTACCAGTTATGCCTTGCGCCTGATAAAGTTTTGTTCGTTACGGCCGCGGTCGATACTCAGGATAACCGGCTTGCTGTACAAGTTGTGGGATGGGGTAGAGGTTTATGCGCTTGGGTTTTGGATTACGTTGAATTCCCAGGGGATCCGGCGAATGACGATGTTTGGAACATCCTTACTGAATATATCAATGCAGGTGTGAAACATGAATCAGGCCGCACATTGCAGATTGTGGCAACCGGAATTGATACAGGTGGGCACAGAACTCATGCTGTCAGGCATTATGTGCGGGAGGCCAGGATAAGGAATCCGATAGCGTTGTTTGGATCTACGCGTATCGACGCACCACCACTCAAAAAAGGTCAAGCCGTTGATGTTATTTTTAAAGGTATCGCAAAGAAAAAAATACTCACACAGTATAGTGTTGGCACGATCGATCTTAAACACGATCTTATGTCAAAATTGCAGAACGATTCTGACAAGGAACCAAGCGATAGAATGCTGAGGTTTTCAAATGAGCTTCCTCCTGAATATTTTTCCGGGATTTTATCTGAAGCTTATGACCGCAAAACCAAGAGATTTGTACCGAAACAAGGGGTTAGAAATGAACCGCTTGACACATTAATTTATAATTACGCAATCTTGCATCATCCATCAATCAGAGCCGCTAAATACACGGCTAAAGACTGGGATTCGATGGCAGCCAATAATCAGACTGTAGTAACACCAGGTAAAATATCACTTGCGAATTGGGGAAGAGCGTGAATCAGACCGACATAATCGAAGATATCATTGGCCGCATAAAATCGGAAATTAATAACAGTGAACTGCATGTCAAACTTGACCAAATAGAAGATGAAATACGCAGAACCTGGTCTGGTGCAATGATTTATATCGCAAAGCGGAATACCAAGCAAATAAAGGAAGATGCAATCAATAAATTAAACAGTGGATTATCAGTAAAGCAAGTGTCAGCAGAAACAGGCTTAAGCATATCAAGTATTTATATAATGCTCAGGCGAAAGAAATAATAAATAACACATTACATTGCACAGTGAAATAGTGTATTTTATGTAAAAAATGGAGCTTATACATGGCCGGAATCACTCTAGCGCAAGCAGAATCTCAACTTGCAGCGTATATCGAAGCTGAAACAAAGGTTTTGCAAGGGCAAGCATATGAGATATCAGGAAGGCGATTGACTCGCGCAAATCTGTCAGAAATTCGTGATGGGATGGATTTCTGGGACCATAAAGTTAAAGAACTGACAAACTCATCCAGCGGCATAGGCCGATCAAGAACAGTCGCCCCAAGGTGGTAAATGGATAAGCCAAAACTTAATTTATTTGATCGTGCGCTTGGTTACTTCAGACCAGATTTGGCGGTCGATAGATACAAATCACGCGCTGCGCTTGCACTGATTGGTAGCTATAACGGCGGATCACTTTCAAGACCTGCATTAAAAAACTTCAGGCCATACTCAGGCGACGCAAACGCCGACACAATACACGATTTGCCTACTTTGCGCTCACGATCACGAGATTTGGCAAGGAATGCGCCTATTGGTGGAGCAGCGATAAATACTGTTGTCAGTAATGTGATTGGTACAGGCTTATCAATGAAACTCAATCCAGATACCAAGTATTTAGGTGTGAGCGATGAACAGGCAGAGGATTGGAAGCGTGAGGTTGAGGCAGAGTGGCTGATGTGGTGCAATTCAACTAATTGTGATGCAAGCCGGTCGATGAACTTTTACGGGTTGCAATCATTGGCTCTCAGATCAATGCTCGAATCAGGCGACGTTTTAGCAATCACTCCTGCAATCAAGAAAAACAATTTTCCTTACTCGCTTGCAGTGCAACTTATCGAAGCGGACAGGCTATCCAATAAAAATAGTTTATCTGACACAAAATCTATGGTGGCAGGTGTCAAGATTGATGAGAATGGAGCTGCTGTAAGCTACTCAATATCAAAACAACACCCTGGATCATTTAAACGTACAAGCATGGAATGGGTTGACGTTGACGCTTATGGAAAAAACGGTCGTAAAAATGTTTTGCACTTGTTTGATAAGCGAAGACCTGGGCAGGTTCGCGGAGTGCCGTACTTATCTCCTGTTATTGAACATTTAAAACAACTATCCAGATATTCAGAAGCAGAATTACAGGCCGCCGTCATTTCTGCCGCATTTGCTGTGTTTATAAAGATGGACCCGGAAGCGTTTCAGTCTCTTTTCGAGGGTGAAAGTAGCGAAAGGTATTTAAGAAGCGCGCAATCATGGAACGGCGAAGTTGCTACAGATTTGGAAGGACCCGGCAAGGTTGTTAATCTGCTCCCAGGTGAGGAGCCTGTTTCTCCTGATTTAGGAAGGCCGAACGTTAACTTTGACCCGTTCTTCTTGTCGATGATAAAACAGGTCGGCGCAACGCTCGAAATACCGTTTGAAGTATTAGTTAAACATTTTTCAAGTAGTTATTCTGCCAGCCGTGCGGCTATGCTGGATTTTTGGCGAATTGTCAGGATTCGCAGGGATTTCATGGCAACCAATTTTTGCGAACCAATAAAAGATTTATGGTTTGAGGAAGCGGTCGCAATCGGTAGAGTAAAAGCACCTGGATTCTTTTCAGATATCAGAATCAGACAGGCATACACAAGATGTAACTGGATTGGTGATAGCCCAGGCAGCATTGACCCTGAAAAAGAAGTTAACGCAGCGCAAAAAAGGGTTGATTTGGGTATTAGTACCCGCGAAAAAGAGTCGATTGCATACGACGGCGGGGATTGGGAAGCAAATCACAAGCAGCTTGCGAAAGAGCAATTGATGAGGAAAGAGGATGATCTGGTTCAGGAAGTAGAGCCAAGCACCGGGACATTACCGCCACAAAGCTAAAATAATGCAATTTACTTATTAAAATACAATGCTTTTTGTGATATGTTGCGAAAATGCACATAACTGATGTTCTAACAGCGCCTTGGGCGATAATGCCTGATAAATTGCTTGCAATACAAGAGGTTTATGCTTCTCACGCAAATGGCGAAAAAATAGACATCTCAGCGATTGAAGCTAGACTAGGAAAGCCGCTATCAAGATCAGATCAAGGATACCAGAACGTTGGCGGTGTCGCTGTAATCCCGATTGATGGCGTAATCGGAAAAAAAATGAACATGATGAGTCAGATTAGTGGCGGCGCATCTACTCAATTGATTGAGCGTGATATTAAAGCTGCATTATTAGATTCCGAGGTTGATTCTATCCTGCTGCATATTGATTCTCCGGGCGGTACGGTAGATGGCACACAGACACTTGCTGATGTGGTGTCAATGGCCAAAGGTATCAAGCCTACGATGGCATTTGCTGATGGGATGATGGCAAGTGCGGCATACTGGATTGGATCAGCAGCTAGTGAGATTGTCGCGGCAGAAGATACTACTCAAATTGGGTCGATCGGAGTAGTAACCTCGCACACAGACTTATCAAAAGCGCAAGAGCGAGCCGGAATCAAGAAAACTGACATAGTTGCTGGCAAGTTTAAGCGCATAGCAAGCCAGAATGGTCCATTATCGGACGATGCTTTAGCGTACAGACAGGCAGAAGTTGATCAAATTTACACCATCTTTGTTGATGCAGTTGCAGAAAATCGTGGAGTAGATACAGAAACAGTTTTGGAAGATATGGCGGATGGCCGTGTGTTTTTGAGCGCTGATGCCAAGGATAGGGGCATGATAGATCACATTGCAACACTAGAAACAACAATTTTAAATATGCAGATAGGAGTTTGGCCGATGGGAACCAAGAAAGAAGCAATTCAAACGGTTGAGCCAGCGGCTCAAATTATGGAGGATGTGAAATTGGATATTACAGCTATTAAAGATCAATAC